AAAAAAATTATTTCCAAATAGGATATATTTATAAGAAAGTAAAAATAACAAAAAAAACTTAACAAATACAACATGGCAGATTTATTAATGAAAATGCCGGCTCCATATGAGCCGAAAAGAGTAAACCGATTTATCGTTAGATTCGACTCATCTTTGGGTATCAACGAATGGTTCGTAACCTCTGCAGCTAGACCTAGTGCAAAAATTAACTCAGTTGCAATTCCTTTCTTGAATACCTCAACTTATGTTGCTGGTAGATTTGAGTGGAATGAGATTCGTGTAACATTTAAAGACCCAATTGGACCTTCTGCGTCTCAAGCTTTGATGGAATGGTTCCGTTTACATGCGGAGTCTGTAACAGGTAGAATGGGATATGCTGCAGGATATAAGAAAAACGTAGATTTAGAAATGTTAGACCCAACAGGTGTTGTGGTTGAAAAATGGAAATTAGAGGGTTGTTTCATCACTGATTTAAACTTTAACGAACTTGATTACTCAAGAGATGATTTAGCTTCAATCACGTGTTCTTTAAGAATGGATAGATGTATCCAAATTTACTAATAATAAGTTAATCTGTCATATTGAAAGGTGTTATTTTTATAACACCTTTTTTATTTTATTAAACTTTACTTTACAATAGTTATTAGTTAAATTTAGAGTATGGAACAATTACGAATAGACCCCTCAATCGCATACGACGTTGTTGAATTACCAAGTAAAGGTATTCACTACGCAAATAAAAAGAAATCACTACGAGTTGCGTATCTTACAGCATCTGACGAAAACATCTTAGCGGCACCAAGTTTAGTTTCAACAAACAGTGTTGTTACTGAATTATTAAAAAGAAAGATTCTTGATAGAGATATTTCTATTGATGAAATTGTTGAAGAAGATAAACAAGCAATCTTAATATTCTTAAGAAATACTGCGTTTGGTTCTGAATATACAATTAACACAGTTGACCCTAAAACAAATGAACAATTTACGTTTGAAATTGACCTTTCTTTACTTAAAGTTAAAGATTTCAATTTAAAAGAAGATTCAAATGGTGAATATACCTACTTTATGGAAAGGTCTAAAAAAGAAGTAACTTTTAAATTCCTTACCCAAAAACAAGAAAACGAAATTAAGGACATTGAGAAAAGTTGGAGTGGACTTGGTATTGCACCCATTGTAACAAAACAACTTGAGATGATGATTCAATCTGTAGGAGGTGTTAGAGATAACATGTCAATAAGGGATTTTGTTGAAAATTTACCTATTAAAGATTCTCAAGACTTCAAGAAATTCGTAAGAGAAAATAAACCCGGTCTTGATTTGACCCAAACAGTAACCACCCCGTCAGGAGACACAATCCAAGTTGAAATTGGATTCGGGGTTGAGTTTTTTCGTCCTTTCTACGGATTATAAAAAAGGACAATTAGACGAATTTTTATTCCTAATTAAAAGAGGTTTCACATATGGTGACATTCTCACCATGCCGGTATGGGAAAGACGTTATTATGTTAACTATTTGGTAGAATTAGAAAACAAAAAATAATCTATTTATAGTTATGGCGAATCCTATAGATCAATTAGATGATATTTTAAGAAACTCAACAAGTAGAGAAGACTTTGCAACTAAAGTTGAGGCTGCCGGATTGGGTACAAAATCTTCAGCGAGAACTTTTTATGATCGAAAAATGAGAATGAGTCCTCCTACATCGAATAACACCTCAAATAATAATTCAAACGGAAATACAAATTTCACAGGAAATATTGCGGGTGGTATAAAAGGATTATTAGACACATTTGAAACTAATTCGGATTATGGACGCATAACGGATAAAGAAGAATACAATATATCTAGTGTTTTAGAAAACATACAAAAAAACGGTTTATCAGCCAATGCTATATTAGGTCAGGGTAAGGACGTTATTCAACAAATAACTAATCAATTAGCAATTGAGGCTCAACTAAGAACGGACATTAATGAAAGTACAGGATTAGCTGGAAAATTATCAAAAGATGTTAGAACTGAAATTACCGAATCCACAAGTCAAGCAGTTAGATTCGGATATGGTATCGAAGATATTACAGGTGCGTTTGAGAATTTAATTGAGGAAAGTGGTAGATTTAACATAGTTAACCAACAAACATTAGAAGGTGCTTTAGGAGTATCAAGAGCATTTATAGGTGATTATAAAGAAATTGGAAAAATATTCAATGAGTTTGAAAAGGTTGGTTTTGGGGCAAGAAGTGCAATACAAGCAATAGATAAAGCCGGTAGAGAATCTCAGGGTTTAGGTTTAAGAGGAAAAACTACTGTTAAAGATATAAGAGAAAACATTGATAAATTAAATCAATATGGCTTTCAAAAGGGTATTGATGGGTTAGCTCAAATGTCAAGAAAGGCGGCAGAATTCAGAATGAATATGGGTGAAGCTTTTAAAGTAGCAGAAAGTGTAATGGACCCTGACAAAGCAATTGAATTATCAGCAAATTTGCAAGTATTGGGTGGTGCTATTGGTGATTTTAATGATCCATTAAAATTAATGTACATGGCCACCAACAATGTTGAAGGTTTACAAGATGCGTTAATTGAGGCTGCGGGAAGTTTGGCGGATTATAACAGTGAACAAGGAAGATTTGAAATCACGGGAGTCAATTTAAGAAGAGCAAAAGAAATGGCTGCTCAGTTAGGTGTCGACTACAAAGAACTTACAAGAAGTGCAATTGCTTCACAAGAAAGATTAGCTGCTAGTAGTGATTTGATGGCTCGAGGTTTTAACATGGATGAGAAGGATAAAGAATTTCTTATTAACATGTCAAGAATGGATGGCGGTAGAATGGTAATTGATGTTCCAAAAAGTTTACAAGATAGTTTAGGTATAAAAGATACTCAAGTAGCGTTAACTGATTTATCAGAAAATCAAGCAAAACGATTAAAAGAGTATCAACAAGAATTAGGAAACATGACTTCCGAAGAAGTTGCTAGAGACCAATTTGAGTCAATCATAAACATTCAGAGAGATGTGAACTCAATAGTAACATTAGCTAGAATGAGATTGACAAGTGGAATTAGAGGTGAAGGAGGTTTAAATTTAGATAATATCACAAAAGGATTACAAAACCAATTAACTGAATATACAAATAAAGTACAAAAGGGTGAATCGGGAACAATTATTGAAGATTTAAAAGCCAACATTCAATCCACAATTGATGAACTTAAATCAACAGGTGCAGGTTCAGTTATTACTTCTCAAATAAATAGTTTACAGGCGAAACTAAATGAAGTTACAGGTGCAAGTAATACTGGAACTAACAGTTCAGCACCAAATACGTCATTACCTACCACAAAAAATGTTAACTTAAATGTTACGGTTCCAAACATTGGGGATGCAATAAGTAGGGAAATTGTTAGAAATCAAGATGTATGGTCGGATGTATTCTCAAGAACGGAAAAGGATTATACGACACTTTAAATAGATGACAAAGTTTTTACCTAATAATCTATTTATAATAAAAGAATAACTAATGCCAAGTTACTTAAATTTCGACTCAACAAAATCTGAAAGGGACAAACTTTTAGCTAAGAATCTCAAGAATCCTAGCGACGGACCTCAATTGTTTACCCCTGCTAGTTATTCTGTATCAAAACAAAATGATTATTCGGTAACAAACTTACCTCCCGTTGATAGTAATAGACCAAACGATTTAAGTAAACCATCAAATCTAAACATATATAAACCCGAAAATTTTTCAATTTTCGAAACGTTAGATACTTCAGTCAGAAGAGCGAATTTAGAATTATATCCTTATTTTACTACGAATGTTAATCATACATTTATAAGTTTATTTACTAATACTTCTAACAATAACGAATCTGAATTATTAAAATTCTCATCAAACTACATGAGGTCTAGTGATGGACCAATGTTATCAAGAATTAGACAAAATCTAATTAGAATAACTGATGGTAGAATGAGAATTAGTGAAGCTTTAAGTGGTGACATTAGTACAATTTCAGATATTGTAACAGGTAGACAACCATTTATATTACCTAACTATAAAATTACTGTTGCAAGAACATTACCAGGAAAAACTATCGATTTCTTACAAACGATAGCGGGTGTAACATTTCCATTTTCTGAAATACCAGGAGATTATTTATCGAACCCTGAAAACCCTGTTCAAAATTTTAGACCTGAAGCAAAAACAGGAGTTGGTAAATTATGGCAAGATGTAACAGGTGCATTAGGTTCGTTATTAGGAATACAGAGAAGACCAAAAATATCAAGGAAACCTTCCGACCTATTGATTGAATATATGGGTGAGGGTCAAAAACAAACCCTTTATAGAAACTTGTCGTTTTCAAAATATGCACCCGACTATACCACAAGTGCGAGATCACAAAATTCATCAAAAATATTTCAATTTGCGGATAATTTTGCTGAAGGTGTTAAAAATATTTTAGGTTTAGAAGCACCAAGAGGTGTTGCATATATTGGTGACGATAGAGGTGAGGACGTACAGTTCGCTATGTCAGACTTTAATGGTAGACCCGTTAGAAGTAGTTATTACTTAAGTCTAATGTTTGACCCTGTTGCCGCAAATTTATTTCATAGAGACGTTAATATTAACGAAGGAGGACCAATCAGTGGTAACCTAACTTGGATTAGTACGAACTCTCAAAACAAGTTAGGTCTTGAGAACATGGAGTACGGTGAAGAATCTTCTAATTTAGAAAATTCATTGTCGACAAAATACGGTTTTAGAGAAGATTCAATATTAGGAGAAACACAAAGAATATTAAATTCATTACCATCAGATGGTTCGGGTTTATCACATGTTGCAAATGTAATTGACCAAACTAGTAGAGCATTTAAAGATGGTGACATCTTAATGTCAAGAGGTTCGGCAGTAAAATTTGTTGATAAAGCAACAGGTGAAGAAAGTGGTGCAGAGTTTTGTAGAGTATGGACTAAGGATAGACCATATTTTAACTATTCTGACACAATGAAAAGAACTGCAAACATTCGAAAATTTGATGATAGTGTAATGGGAGGTTCAAGTAGACCTTGGAACATCAACATGGGACCTATGTCAAATGGAACTAAAGATGACTTTTCAGGTTCAACAAACATATTTGACAAATACAAATACGGACAAGATTATAACGGTAAAAGTTTTTATGCAAAAAAATATATGTTCTCAATTGAGAATCTTGCATGGAAAACGTCAACAAGACCTGGTTTTACAGTTTTAGATTTACCATATTGTGAAAGGGGTCCAAATGGTGGACGTGTAATGTGGTTCCCACCATATGATTTAAAAGTGTCGGAACAAAATAGTGCTAAATGGGAAAGTAATACTTTCTTAGGTAGACCCGAACCAATTTACACATATCAAAATACTGAAAGAAGTGGACAAATATCTTTTAAAGTTGTTGTCGATCACCCAAGTGTTTTAAATCTATTAGTTAGAGAACATTTTAAAGATAAGTCAGACAAAGAGGCTGATGAGTATATTAACGCGTTTTTTGCTGGTTGTGTTGATGTTGACTTCTATGATTTAATTAGAAGATACGCAACATTAGACCCTGAAGATATTAATTTAATAACTAAGTTCTTAAATGGAGGTGGTAACCCTGATGAGATTATAAAATATAAGAGTGTATTCACCCCACCAACAGTAAGTAGTTCTATTACACCGGGAATAGACCCTAATGCCGAAACAATTAAATTAGATATTAATTTAAAATTTTTAAATGATACACCTGAAATAACATTAAAAAAAGATTTTATATCTAATCGTGCTTACAAAAATTTTTATGACGATGTTATTAATAGTTCAGGAAGAACTGTTAACGAATTAACAAGTGAATTAAATAAATTATTAGACCCATCAAATACAACTTATAATAAAACCAAATACGATAAAGACCGTAAGTTATTATATAATTCTACAAAACCAACTGGAGATATTACTGAAAATGTAAATAAGAAAGTAACTGAATTAACAACTATAATAACAAACGCATCAACTGGTTTTACAGAATTTAATACAAAATTAGAAACACTTAAAAAAGATATAAAGGAAAACACTTGTGGCGATGTAACAATTAACATTCTATCAAGTTGTTCAGCAGCTGCGGATAACAAATATAACTTTAAACTTTCAATAAGAAGATCACATTCAATTATACAAGATATTTTATCCAAAGTATCTAATGATGGTGCTAAATATGATTCAAGAGATTGGTGGTCATTTAAAGAGTTACCCGTTGACGCGTCAAAAGAAAAGTATGAAATTAAAAAAGAATTTTCATATAAAGATGATTTAGGGTTTGAAAGAGAAGGAAAATTAATCATTGTCAGTAAAAATGCTGGAGAAGAAGTTATTAATGAAAGTAATCAAAACTGTCATAAAGAAGAATTCGTCAGTGAAAAATTAAAACGCCATTCACCTATTGCTTTTGGTTGTAGACAATCATATGTTAGAATGGAATATCAAAGAACCCCTAAAAAAGAAGATATAACACCAAACGTGAATCCTGTACCGGGAGATGGAAATATACCACCAAGTAAACTAGTACCTGGCGATAAAGAACAAATACCAAGTAAATTCAAAAGACCGACTATTGATGTAATGAAAAGAATTATCATGAAGACTCTGTCTGAATGTTATTATTTCAAAACAGTTGAAGAAAATACACCATTGGTTTTTAAATCTTTAGTTGAAAAGTTAAAATATTTTCACCCAGGTTTCCACTCAACAACACCTGAAGGATTAAACGCACGTTTAACTTTTTTACAACAATGTATTAGACCTGGCGATACTATTCCAATTAAAGGAATATCGGAAGATAGTGACGTAAATGCAAGAAATACAACATTTGGACCGCCACCAGTTTGTGTATTAAGAGTTGGTGATTTTTATCATTCTAAAATTATTATAAGAGACGTTAATATAACATTTGAAGACTCTACATGGGATTTAAATCCCGAAGGAATTGGAGTGCAACCAATGATTGCAAACGTATCATTACAAGTAAACTTTATTGGGGGTCAAGGATTAAAAGAACCAATCTCAAGATTACAAAACGCGTTGTCATCTAATTTCTATGCAAATACTGAAATGTATGACGAGAGATCAGAATCCACGAATGAAACAATTGGAGGAAGAGATGCATCAGAATTCACTAAAGAATTTTTAGAGGACTTACAAAAAAATGGTAAACGAACTTCAGAGAAATCTAGTGATATAAATGGTAAAGGAATTAAAGAAGGTTCTTATATTGGTGAATATGTTAAAACTGACAGTACAAACACAATCGAATATAAAACTTTAGTAACCAATATTTTTGATAAGGTAAAAGATTATTTTGACACATATCAAAAAACATATAACATAGTAGTAAAAGAATATGATACTAAATTGGGTAGTATATTCTTTTCACCAACATATAGAAGTGTTAAAGATTTAACTGTTCAAAAAAGTGAATCAAGCACAGAAAACATTGAACTATTAGGTGTTTATCCATCAGGTAAAGAGATGGAAGTTTTATTAAGAGGATTTAAAGCTGCACTCGACTCAAAAATTGAATCATCTGATTTTGTTGATATTTTAGGATTTAATAAAATTTTACCAAACTCAATAGAAGCGAATTCAAATAAGTTATTAAAGAAGAAATTTAAAGAGATTTTAATTTCAAACGATAACTCATTGGTTAATCGAATGTTAAATATTTCTGCAGTTAAAACACTTGAAGATGCTAGAAATGAAATAATAGGTTTAATTGATAAAGCAAATTACATAGTTAAACATAAAGAAGACGGTACGATTAGTGGAAGTACTGTATCAAATGCTTTGTTCACATTACCAGGTATAACAAGTGGCTCCGATTTTTATGGTAAGTATTCAGATGTAATTGATTACATAAAGAAACATCATAAAGATTTTACCGAGGACTTAGATTTATCTATCAATTTTAATAGTACATCAATAAGTCAAGGTGATTTTGAAGAGGTTTTAAGTATTGTTATGAAAGACCCGATTTTAATAGGTGAGGTAATTGACGTATTTGGTAGTCAAGTTGACACTTCTAAAATGGAAGGAAAACTCAAAAAGTTTGCAAGACAACCAGAAGAAAAGAAATTTAAAACTCATAAAGAAGCGAAACCAAAAACATCATTGGAGGAGGTTATTTTTAACATTCAAACTACCGATGTGATAACGGATAACGTAAAGAAGAGTGAATTAGAAAAAATATTTAGTATTAAAAATAAAATAGGTTCTACATTAAATTACTATAAACCATGAGTAGGGATTATTTCGATAGGTATCAATTTTTTATAGAAGACGGTAATTTTAAAATAGTTCCCGGTATTGAGTTACCTATTAAGGGGACCGACAAATACCTTAACTATAAAAAAGGACAAACAAGATTGGATAAAGTCTCTCAAGATTTTTACGGCACTCCTGTTTTTGGTTGGTTAATTTTATTGGCTAATCCACAATCTGGTAGTATTGAGTTTGAAATTCCTGATAATTTTATATTAAGAATTCCATTTCCCCTAACAAGCTCTTTACAAGATTATAAAAGAGGTGTAGAATTGTATAACTTATATTATGGGGAGTAACAGAGAAAAACAGAGTGAAAATATATTAGTTAAGGTCGATCAGAACAATCTGATGTATATTGACCCTAATAGTGTTATTTCCAAAAAAGGAGAGATTTTACCAAGAGGAATCGACCAAGAGAATTTAGTAATGTTTGTTAACCTTGAGGCTGATTTAATCCCAAGGTCAACACTACTTGCAACAAATGACCAAAATACCATGACAGAAATTGTGAAGGGAACTTTAAATTTCATGTCAAATGGTGGTAATGATTTTGATTCATCATGGACTAACGCATATAACGGAACCGATACACCAACAAAGTTTGACGAAAAAGGAAAGGCGATTGAATTTAAGGTATCAGATACAAACTACGACGCGACTCCACAATCATTTGGTATTCAAAGTATTAACATAACAGTAAAAGGTGCTAATTTTGTCCCTCAAGTACAAATTAACTTTGTTGACGTTAGAGGTAAAACGTTATTTGAATCACCAGAAAATTCAGCATACAAAGCATTCTTTCATATCCCTTGGCCGATATTTTATTTAACGGTTAAAGGTTATTACGGAAAGGCAATAAAATATAGATTACATTTAGTTAAGTTTAGTAGTAAGTTTAATCCTACAAACGGTAATTTTGAAGTCTCAACAACCTTTGTGGGATCAACATACGCTTACATGAGTGACATACCATTAAAGGCGGCATTATATGCACCATTTATGTATGGTATTGAAACAGTAGATACTCCCCAATTTAATGAATCAACAAAAGAGTATATTCAAAAAGTATCAAAATCATCAAGAGGTTATGCATTACTTAATTCGGTGTATTCAGAATACAAAAGAAAAAATTTAATACCAAAGGATTTCCCAACCAAAACATTAAAGGAAGTGGGTATCATTGCAAAATCGTTAGATAAACTTTTAGAGAAAGAAATATTTGATGAGGTTGTAGATATGAAACTATTCGCGGCGTTAAAAGAGTTTGGTGACAGAATTACTTCATTTGAAAACGATATTAAGTCTTGGGCTAGAAGAAATTTAAGTCAAACATACACAAAAGAAAATGATGTACTTTGGTTTGAATTATCGTCTATAAACAAATCTGAAACAACAAACATTACGGGTAATGCGTCAACAACAACATTAGAAAATTTAATTAACAATAATAAAATTAAAGTTAAGGAGAGTCAATTACTTACACTAAACGTAACTAATAAAACTGGAACTAAATTTAACACACAAACAATTCTTTCTAAAAACGTAGGAAATGTTGGTGATTATTATAAAATTAAAGACACAAAAGTAGTTGTATCAATTAATGAATTAATTAACGACATTGGAGGTATACGTACAACATTTAATCAACAAAAACAGAAACTACAAGATTTTGTTGAACAAAAAATGAATACGATTGTAAAAAGAAACGGACCGGGTACTTTAGGTTTTGAACCTACAGTTCGTAACGTTTTTGCAATCATATTAGCAAACGCTGAAGTTTACATCAAATTAATGAAAGATGTTCATAGACGAGCAATCGACATTGGACAAGATAGAAAAAAGAAAATACAAAATTTCAGTAAGGAAAGTAAAGGAGAATCAATTTACCCGTGGCCTGAAATTAAAAAGAATTTCTCAAACGGTAAACAAAATATAATTGCCTATCCGGGTGATTCGGAATTAGTTAGTAAATTGGAATCAAATAATCCAGTTCTTTGGCCTGAAGTTGAGTTTATTGAAAACTATATAGGTATTACAACTAATAGATATGATCCTTTAGGTAATAAAGAGCAAGGTGCTAATAACATCAGTTATATTTTTGAAGGTAGTGATTTTGACGAAACAAAAATTAAACCAATAAGCACGTTATTAAATGTTAATGGTTCATTTCCGTATACCGATAAAACCCATCCTGCATTATTATATGAAATATGGGAGAGGTCGAAATACGCGACACTTATCGACTCATTTAATAACACAACGGTACAGGAATTAGCAAGAAGAGAGTTTGATAACATAAAAGAATCAATACAAGATGATGATGATTTATTAGGTGTACTTTATAATAATGTAAAGTCAGATACTGATTTAGAACAATTATTACCTGGCGTTTCAGTTTTTGATAGGTATCCATATAAAAAAGATAATATACCAACAACGCCAGCAATTCTCGATGCGTTTGATTTTCCATTTTCTATAAAACAATATACAAACGAAAGTAAAACAATTAGTGTTGCTGATGAGTACACAGGATTAACTGAAAATTTGAAAACATTTACGGGTGATGGATATAGAACAAACATTTATCCATTTAACACGTCAACATATTTGTCCTATATTAATAAAACAAGTTTTGACATTAATGAATTAAATACAAATGGAGTACTTAGTTTAAATCTCCAAGAAGGATTTATATGTTCACCAATAGATGGAAAATCATGGGTTAAGAGTGAATATGTTGATAATTTGTTTGGACAATATTTTAAGATTAAAAATAAGAAAACCGAAACCTCAACAAGTATATTAAACACTTCGTTTTTCCATAAACAATTATTTAAAGATTTTACAAAAAGTAGTCCATATGGTAAATTTGCGTCATCAGCATATTACCTATTAAATTCATTACCTTTTAAAGATTTAACTGATGAAATTGATTTTAACGGGAAGAAAACGAGAATGTCTACCATGTTTAGAGAACTTGGTTCAACACACTTTATTCCATACTATCAAATATTAAGATGGGGGTCGATATATCACAGATATAAAACATATATAAATGTTGAAAATATTGGATTTGATGATATTTTAGAAGGTTCGACTTACAGTGGATCAACTTACGAAAAAAGATTAACAGGTAATATTGACGGCCCTTTATTTTTCGGTATATCAGAAACGCCAATGGCACCCACCCCAACCCCAAGTAGTACTGTGTCACCAAGCCCTAC